ACAAGCTGGTGGTACACTTGCACTAAACATCTATGTAACTTCAGCTCTATCAGACGCTGGTGGTCCATTGACACTAGTTCTAGATGCAACAGCAACAGGCGGATTGGAGCAGACAGGTAACGCATTGCGTATCAAGGCTGCTGGTGTTACAAATGCAATGTTGCAGAACCCATCAGTTGGCTTGAATGCTGACACTGGAACAAGCACATTGACACTTGGTGATACACTACAGATCATCGGAACAAGCACACAAGGTATTACCACATCGGTTACTGGTCAGACAGTTACAATCAATGCTAACAATGCTACCAACGCTTCGAAGGGTGTTGCATCTTTCGCAGCTACTGAATTCTCAGTAACAGCTGGTGCAGTATCACTTGGTTTGGTAAGTGTTCCAAAGGGTGGTACAGGTATTACTTCGTATGCAGTTGGTGACATTCTTTATGCTGACACAACAACATCGTTGACCAAGCTCAACATTGGCGCAACAGGCACAGTATTGCACGGTGGTACAACTCCAACTTACAGTGCAGTAAGCCTAACAGCTGACGTTGCAGGTATCCTTCCACCAGCAAACGGTGGTACTGGTGTAAACAATGGTGCAAACACATTGACACTAGGTGGTAACCTAACAACTTCAGGCGCATTTGCTACAACAATCAACTCAACAGCTTCGACAAACGTAACATTGCCAGTTTCTGGTACATTGTTGTCGACAGACACAATCGGTGCTGCTGCCGTAACATCATTCCAGACAACATTGTCAGGATTGACACCAAGCACACCAACTCCAGGTGTTGTAACATTGTCTGGTACACTAGGTGTTCCAAGCGGTGGTACTGGTCTAACAACAGTTACAGCTGGTCAGATCCTTTACGGTGCTGGTACATCAGCTCTTGCAAATGCAGCAGCATTTACATTCAATGGTACAGATACATTGACTGTTGGTACAAGCACATTGGTAGCAGCAGCAGATGTAACATTGACAGCAACAGCTACAAATGCTGACATTGTATTGATGCCAAATGGTTCTGGTTCAGTTATTGTTGGCCCAGTTGGTGCTGGCGTAATCCAGTCTGATGTTGGTACAGCATTGACAGTTCGTGGTAACACAGCATTGACACTCGAGTCCCTAACAGGCACAACAGTGATGAAGCTTGCAGCTGGTACAACAGCTAAGGTTGACGTTTCTGGCCCAACAGCAGCAAACTATGCAACTGGTTTGGCAGATACCAATCTAACCAACAAGTATTATGTTGACCAAGCTATTGCTACTGGTGCAGTTTCTGGTTCGATCAAGGCTGTCAAGGCAACTGTTGCTCTATCAGCAGTAGGATCAACAAACATTGGTGCTCTATTGCCAGCAGGTGTAACAATCTTGTCTGTAAAGGTACAAGTTACCTCAGCAGATACAGGTACTGGTACATTGACAGTTGGTCTTGGTGGTACTCCAGCAGCATTCATGGCTGATACAGAGAACGATACACAAGCAACCGGTATGTATCTTGCTGAAACTTATTCAGTTCAGGCAGGTACTACACAAGTTACTGCAACAGTTTCTGGTACCCCAGCTTCTGGTTCAGCAGTAGTATTTGTTGAATACCAAGTAGCCTAATATCTAGGTAAGTAAATAAAAAGCCCTGTTTCGACAGGGCTTTTTTATGGCCATTTTAGATAAATATTGGATATAGGAGTATATTATGTTTGATACAATCGGAAAAATCATCAGAGAATCCTTGCAAGATAACGCAACTGGTAGATATTCTTCATCTCGCGTTATTGCACTTTTGGTAGCATTTGCTGCAACCGTGTTTATGTGGAAACTTGTTATTCTGGGTGGAATGACTATTGAATATTTCATGGCCTACCTTGCGTATGGAACTGGTACAGCAGGTCTAAACAAGTTTCTTGACAATAAGGACGGTGCAAGAACAGAACAAGCAAAGGCAGTTATTGCTGCACCACCAAAGGACGATGACGAGCCTTTGCCAAAGCCACCAAAGACCTAATAAAAAGAGCGTGTTATAATACGTAATGAGTTCTATTGTCTTTACATTCGGGCGGATGGCTCCGCCCACTATCGGCCACGAGAAACTTATCTCGTGCTTAGTCGAGACCGCTAAAAGTTATGGCGCTGACCATAAGGTCTTCCTATCACAGACTCATAAACCACCAAATGATCCACTAGAATGGTCATTCAAACTTCGTGTTTGCCAGGCTGCATTTCCTGGTGTGTCTATATCTAGAGATTCTTCAATCAAAACCCCATTTCACGCATTAGAGAGCTTCAAGGGAAAATATGATAAAGTTTTTCTTGTGGTAGGTGATGATCGAGTAGAAGAGTTTACATCGGGAATGACTCCATATGCTAATAAATGGGGTTTTATATTTGAAGTTATTTCTGCCGGTAAACGTAATCCACTACTCGAAGGCGCCGAAGGTATAAGTGCTACCAAGCTTCGTGAGTTTGCAATGAACGGAGAAGACGAAAAGTTTCTCGCAAACCTGCCAAAGGCGATAAATAAGAGAGTAGGAGAACTTTTACTCCAACACACAAAGAAGGGGCTAAAACAGTCAATATAAGAATGAAAGTATTAGAGATATTACTGCCGAAACAATATACAGATAGAAGTATATCTCCAAAGACAGCGGCTAAGATTGATTCCATTCAACAACGTATAAATCAATATGTTGATAAGATTGTTGACCCTAAAACTACCTCTCAAGGTAGAGAGTTTCTAAAATCACGTCTACGAGATGAATATACCGAACTAAAAACTATATTAGGGAATATTCATTATGTTGCAGAATCCGATGGCGAACAATACGAAGTATATGATTGCAAGACCAGCGAAAAGGTAAGTGGTCCTTATGCAACCGCAAAACGTGCAAGACTTGTTCGTGATAAAAAAGATCTAGAATACGGTGCTGTAAGATATGGTGTTCGTCCTGTCAAGAAGTTGAATGAAGCGGTACATAGAATCCCCTTATGCGACGAAGATTTTGATGCACTCAAGGAAATGATGTGCAGACCTATTCCTGCTACTATAGCACCTATCTATATTCAGGGTTTGATTATCGATGATGAGTTCACGGATCAGATTGCAGCTCTGGAACAAAAAGATCCCGGTATGGATGTAAGACCATTCATCGTAGAGTGGATCGATCGAGTTATGCCAGATCAGATGTACAGGTTTAGAGATGAGTTCAGGGTACCCGATAAAGAGAAGGGACTCTATTCTGTACTGCACGGATACGATCCACAATCGTATAAAGGTACAAACGATCCTATAACGGGTGATGCATTCGGTAGTCGCTGAAACTTTTGACTTTCACGAACTCTGCTGCTATACTTACTGCAACGGTAAGTAAAGTATATGGTTAAAAAGCGGTCTACAGAAGATCTAATTCGTGAATTTAGAATAGTGCATGGTGATAACTACGACTATTCTAAAACAACCTATAAACATATACACGAAAAAATTTCTATAATCTGCAGACAACATGGACAATTTTATCAACTACCAGGCCTTCATATCAAAGGTCGCGGCTGCAAAAAATGCGGCACTGAAAGATCATTGCTATTAACAAGAAAAACAAATGATAGATTTATATTAGATAGCAAGAATATTTATGGAGATAAATATGATTATTCTGATACAAATTATATCAACGCAGATACAAAAGTAGATATAAAATGTAAGATTCACGGTAAATTTTCTGTGATTCCTGATGCACATATCCATATCCCCTTTCGAGAATGTGGAAAATGCTCAATAAATAAAAACTCAATAGAGACACAGTGGTTAAAATCAATAAATGTTCCAGAAAAATATTGGCAACATACTCTGCATATTAACAATAAATATTATAAACTTGATGCATATAATCCACTTACTAATACCGTGTATGAATTCTACGGAGACTTTTGGCACGGAAATCCGAATATATATAAATTAAATGATATAAATTCTAAAAATAAAAAAACTTTTGGAGAATTATATAAGGAAACACTAGAACGCAGACAGATTTTATTAGATGCGGGATATAATCTCATTGAGATATGGGAAACCACATACTATATAAGAACATTATTGAAAGAAATAAAGGAAGATATAAAAATGAAAATCTCACCAGAGAACACAGCACGTCTAAAACAACTTGTAAAAGACGGTGTACAGGTATTACAGGAGGTAGAAGATCTAAAAGAAGGGCTGTCTGAGACCGTAAAAGCAATAGCTGAAGAATTAGAGGTGAAGCCGGCCATTATAAATCGTCTTATAAAAGATGTACAGAAAAATAAAATGAATGACAGAAGAGAAGACACTGAAGTGTTGGAAGAATTGTATAAAATTGCTGGACTCGGATAAGGGGAACAAAAATTTACGTCGATTCCTATTTCAAGAAGAGCGGCGAAGCAGAAACAATCAAGGTAGTTGAACGTGTAAACGGTAAGAGAGTTTACAAGGAATACCAACCTGACTTTCATTTTTTCGTAAACGACCCAAAAGGTATCAATAAGACCATTTACGGCGATTCCGTAAAGAAGATCTCTCCACGTACCTATACGGAAAAACAAAAGCTTCTAAAAACATTGTCCGGCAATGTAAAGAGATGGGAAACAGATGTTGATCCTATCTTTCGTTGTTTAGAGCAGAACTATCAACATATCGACGCACCTGCACTCAACATTGCTTTCTTCGATATTGAAACCAGCTTTGATAAAGAATCGGGCTGGTCAGACCCTGCCGATGCCAATAATATGATTACTTCAATCTCTGTACATTTACAGTGGCTTGACGAAATCATCTGTCTTGCTATTCCACCAGAAACACTAACTTGGGAAGAAGCACAGGTTATTGCGGAAGAAGTAGGCAACGTAGTTCTCTTTAGAAAAGAGGGCGAAATGCTACAAGCATTTATGGATGTTATTGAAGATGCCGATGTGATTAGCGGATGGAATAGTTCATTTTATGATATTCCATATGTTGTAAATAGAATCAAGAAAATATTAGGCAAACAAGAAACTCGTCATTTGTGCTTATGGGATCAACAGCCAAAGGTTCGTGAGATTGAACGAGGTGGTAAGACTGAATCTACATATGATCTCATTGGACGTGTACACGTAGATTATCTCGAGCTGTATAAGAAATATAACTACGAAGAACGTCATAGCTACAAACTAAACTCTATTGCTGAGATTGAACTAGGCGACACAAAGGTAGAGTACGAAGGTACATTGGATGAGTTATATAACGATGACTTCAAGAAGTTTCTTCAGTATAATCTTCAAGATACACGACTGTTAGATAAGCTTGATAAGAAACTTCAGTTCGTCGACTTAGCCAACTCCATTGCTCACGCCAACTGTGTGCTTATTCAGACAACAATGGGCGCGGTAGCAGTTACCGACCAAGCAGTTCTTATCGAGGCACATAATCGTAATATGATTTGTCCCGATAAGAAGCACGGTAAAGAAAGTGAAAGTAATCGTGCTGCTGGTGGTTGGGTTGCAACACCGAGAAAAGGGTTACACAAATGGATTGCTTCAACAGATATGAAGTCGCTGTATCCATCTGTTATTAGAACTCTAAATATGAGTCCAGAAACTATTGTTGGGCAGATTAGACTTGACAGGACGAACGAAGAAATCGCTATGTGGGAAGCTAAAGGCGGGAAGAACACTTTTGCGTCTTGGTGGAACGATAGATTCAATGTGCTCGAAATGGAAGATTTTTATAACGAAGACATTGCTAACAAGCTAGTTCTCGAAATGGAAGATGGACAGGCATTCGAAGTTACAGGAAAAGAACTTAGTGATTTGATATTTAGTGGTCAACCATGGTGTATTAGTGCTAACGGTACAATATTTAGAACAGATATTGATGGTGTGATTCCTGGACTATTGACACGTTGGTATAGTGAGCGTAAGATACTTCAAGGTATCATGACGAACTATACTGATATTGAAGATAATCCTAAAATCGAGGGTGTAAAAGTTCCTGCAGAACTATTTACAAACGATGATATTACTGATGTAGAAACAAAAGCAAATCCTTATCACGAATCTGAAGCGTATAAACCAAAGAAGCTAAAAGAACTTATCGACGAAGGTTCTAGGAAACGTGTAATCCAATACATGAATCAGCATAATCTGATGGTAAAGGATGGTAAAGCAATCGCTCGTGATCAAAAGGTGTTGAAGCGAGTTATTGGTTTCTGGGATAAGCGTCAGTTGGTAAAGAAGATCAACCTAAACTCAGCTTACGGCGCTCTATTGAATGCTGGTAGTCGATTCTTTGATCAGCGTCTTGGTCAATCCACTACGTTGACTGGTAGAACTATT